GGTAATGCTAGGCCCGGCATATTCCTAGCGCCAGCGCCCCCATAAGCGCCACCTCATAGCCGACGGTAACGGATGCAGGCAAAGCTTTGGTCACTGAACGCTCTCGCGGTCGAGCTCGGGCGTGACAGGCGTTCGCTGGCCCGGATTCTCGAGTCGCTCCCTCCTGACGAGGAGGAGACTAGCAAAAGCGGGCGGGTATCGCGACGTTGGCGTATGGCCCGCGTCGTCGGTCACCTGATTGACGGGGAGCGCGGCGTTGATGGCGAGGGGAGCCTGGATCTCAACCAGGAGCGCGCCCGCCTGGCTCGGGCTCAGAGGGAAAAGACGGAGCTCGAGGTCGCGGTCACTCGGGGGGAGTTGATCCGTCGTCAGCACATGATGGAGACGCTCGGCCGAGCCCTGACGGCATTTCGCGCTCGGCTGTTGTCGGCGGCCTCGAAGTTGGCGCCGCTCGTGAATGCCGGGAATCCTAACCTTGCTAGAGACCTCATCGAACGAGAGCTCAACGAAGCCCTCTCCGAACTTGCAGACTTCGACCCCGGTTCTGTCCCCGACGAAGAGCTGGGAGAACGCGAGGGAGACGGCGAGGGAGTTGTTCTCGGTTCTGAGGCCGCCCCCGCGCTTAACGGTAAGCGAGTGGGCGGACCGGGAGAGGAGACTCAGTAGCGAATCGAGCGCCGAGCCTGGGAGGTGGCGGACTGATCGCGCGCCGTATCAGCGGGCGATCATGGATCTCGTGAACGACCCGGCGGTCCGGGAGATCTGGGTGATGAAGAGCGCCCAGGTCGGATGGTCGGAGATCCTGCTCAACGTCATCGGGTACTTCGTCCATCTGGATCCGAGCCCGATGTTGATGATCCAGCCTACGCTGGAGATGGCCGAGGCGTTCTCGAAGGATCGTCTTGCGCCGATGATCCGGGACACTCCTGCGCTGACGGGGAGAATTGCGGATCCGAAAAGCCGTGACTCGGGGAACACGCTTCTGCATAAGAAGTTCCCCGGCGGCCATCTGACGATTGCCGGCGCGAACTCGGCTTCCGGATTGGCGTCTCGGCCCATCCGGATTCTGCTGTGCGACGAGATCGACCGCTATCCCGCCTCGGCGGGGGCGGAGGGTGATCCGTTCTCGCTCGCTCGGAAGAGGACCACGGCGTTCTGGAACCGGAAGATCCTCGCGGGATCGACCCCGACGATCAAGGGACAGTCCCGTGTCGAGGCCGGCTATTTGAACTCGGATCAACGGCACTTCGAATTCCCCTGTCCGCACTGCGGGGAGTATCAGCGACTCGTCTGGGAGCAGGTGAAGTGGTCCGAGATCGGGCTCGCGCCGGAGGAGGCTCGGTATCAGTGCGTCCACTGTGGCTCGCTGTGGACAGACGTCGAGCGTAGGGAGGTCCTGCCTCGCTATCGGGTGGTCGCGACGAAGCCGTTCAACGGCATCGCGGGGCTGCACATCAACGAACTGATGTCGCCCTTCGTCTCGATAGGCGAGATGGCGGCGTCGTTCGTGGAGGCGAAGAAGCTTCCCGAAACGCTCCAGACTTGGATCAACACCGCCCTGGGGGAGACCTGGGCGGACACCGCTACCGAGGTCGAGGGAGCGGGGCTGCTGAAGCGCCGCGAGGCGTACAGCAAAGACGCCATCCCCGCCAGCGCTGTGATGTTGACTCTCGGAGTCGACACGCAGGACGACCGACTCGAGCTGCAGTTGGTCGCGTGGGGCGCGGACGAGGAGTCGTGGGTCCTCGATCATGTAGCGTTTCGAGGCGATCCCGGCGTCGCTTGGAACAAGGGCGTCTGGGCGGAGCTCACGAAGTACCGCCAGCAGATGTTCGCGACGCAGGACGGTCGGGTCCTGACGATCCAGGCGACGGGCATCGACTTCGGCGGCCACTACTCGCAGCACGTCGCGGACTACGCGTACCGCCACCGGTTCGAGCGGGTGTTCGCGATCCGTGGCGCGGGCGGTCAGGGTCGGCTGGTATGGCCCAAGCGCCCGGGCAAGACAAAGTTATCGAAGGCCGATATCTACACGATCGGCGTCGACACGATCAAGGACATCCTGTACGGGCGGCTCGCAAGGGTCTCGGTTCCCGGCCCGGGGTACATCCATATCCCCGCGGCTGACTTCGTCGACGACGAGTGGTGCGAGCAGTTCACCAGCGAGACGAAGGAATACCACAAGGCCAAGGGGCGCCGCGTTGCGGTGTGGCGGCCTAAGCGTCTCGGCATCCGGCAGGAGGCCCAAGACTGTTGGGTGTACGCCTACGCGGTGATGCGCGGGCGAGGCATCGAATTGAACAAGCTCGCGAAGGTGCTTGAGAGGCGCCGCGAGGCAGAGCCCGAGGCTCAAGTCGAATCGGCAGAGGTTCAGGTACCGGAGCCCCTGCCGAAGCGGGTCAAGAGGTCGCGTCTGAGAGTGGCGCGCAGTAGCTACCTTCTGAGGTAACGGAATGGCTTACACGCTGCAGCAAGTCGAGGAGCTCGAGCAGGCGATTGCGAGTGGTGTGCTGACCGTCCGTCATAGCGACGGCCGTTCTGTGACCTATCAGAGTCTCGACGCCATGAAGAAGGCTCGCCGGGACATGCTCGATGAGATCAATGCGGCCGATGGACGTCGGCGTCGTCGCACGATGCGGCTCTATCAGTCGAGTAAAGGTCTGTGATCGGCGGCAACTGGAAGAAGCTCGGCAGCGGCGTCCTCGTCCCGTCTGCGACGGCGTCCGCTCCGGCTTACGACTCGGCGAGTCAGGGCCGGCGTCTGCGTGCGTGGCGTACGCCTAACTCTGGCCCGAATACCTCGCTCGTCTATGAGATGCCGGTCATCCGAAGCCGGACGCGCGCGGCTGCTCGTAATGATCCGTGGATGGGCGCAGCGCTCGATAAGAGCGACGCCAACGGGATCGGGACGGGCATAACGTGCAAGATGATCAACGGCTCGGACGAGCTGAAGGCCGCCGTCAAGCGACTATGGAACCGGTGGACCAAGCAATCCGATGCTGACGGGATGCTCGACTGGCACGGTCAGCAGTATCTCGCGTGGCACGAGTGGCGGGAGGTCGGAGAGGTCTTCGCGCGTCGTCGGATGCGCAGGCTTTCGGATGGCTTGGCGGTTCCGATTCAGATCCAACTGATCGAGTCTGAGCAGGTCCCGACCGACCTAAACACGATTGCCAGCAACGGGAACGAGGTCCGCTGCGGTATCGAGTTCGATCGCATTGGCCGGCGGGTCGCGTACTGGATGTACCGATCTCATCCGGGCGATCAGGTCACGATGGCGACGAACGCGAGCGAGCTCGTCCGCGTTCCGGCGAGTGAGGTATTGCACCTCTATCGCCCTGTTCGTGCGGGGCAGATCCGCGGTATTCCTGAGACCGCCTCGGTCCTGATCAAGGCGTTCAATCTGGACAACCTCGATGACGCCGTGCTCGAGCGGCAGAAGCTGGCGAATCTGTTCGCCGGTTTCTACACGAAGACGATCGACCCCGAGTCCCCGGAGTCCATCGTCGACGAGATGACGGACGGCGAGGCGGAGACGGACGAGGACGACGTTCCGCTGGCTGGCCTAGAGCCCGGGACGATGCAGGAGCTCCCCCCGGGATGGCAGGCGCAGCTTACTCAGCCTCCCGCCCCGGGAACGGACTACGCGGAGTTTCTCCGTGGTCATCTCCTTGCGATTGCTGCGCGTCATGGTGTGCCGTATGAGGTCCTGACTGGCGATCTCCGCAATGTCTCGGACCGCGCGCTGAAACTCATTCTCAACGAGTTCCGCCGTCTGCTCGAGATGCTGCAGTGGCTGTTTTTCATTCCCCGGCTGCTTCAGCCTGCCCGCGAGTGGTGGTTCGACGCGGCGTTTCTTGCCGGCGCCCTTCCGATCTCCGACGAGGAGTATGAGGAGCAGCGCGACGAGATCGTCGAGACGTTGTGGGTTCCGCAGGGGTGGCCGTACAGCCATCCGGTGCAGGACGTTCAGGCGGACCGTCTCGCCATTCGCGCGGGCCTCACGAGCCGCACGCAGAAGATTCTCGAGACGGGCGAGGATCCGGAGCAGGTCGATCAGGAGATCGCCGAGGACAACGCACGCGCCGATCGTCTCGGCCTCGTGCTCGACAGCGATCCGCGCAAGGTAAGCAGCGCCGGTCTCACGCAGGCGCGGCCCCCGGGCTCTGTGTTGCCGGAGGCGTCCCCAGGTCAAGAGGACAATAGCGATGAGTAAGTTTCGCGCGCTGGCGCGGCTGTTCCGCCGCACCGACAACGAGGTGATCTCCCAGATCTACACGCACACGATCAATCAGCCGATGTGCGTGGAGCCGGGTCTGGGGGAGCACCTGATCGGCGCATACATGTCCGGGGCGGTGGTCTACAACAGCGACCGCGCTCCGCGACAGGAGACGCGAGTCGGAATCCTCGAAATCTCCGGCGCTCTCGTGAGCCGTCCGATGCCCGGACCTTCGGGGTCGGGGCCGATGAGCTACGAGGAGATCCGAGATCAGTTCGACATGCTGATGGACGACCCGAGCGTCGATGCGGTCGTGCTGCGGATGGATTCTCCGGGAGGCTTGGCCGCGGGTCTGTTCGATCTGACGGATCACATCAATTCCCGGAAGGGCGAAAAGCCCGTGCATGCGGTCGTCGACGACATGGCGTACTCCGCGGCCTATGGCATCGCCTCTGCCGCTGATCAGATCTGGGTCTCCCGTACCGGTGGTGTGGGGTCTGTTGGCGTCGTGTCGTATCACATCGACCAGAGCGAGTACGACGCAAAGCAGGGCTTTAAGGTGACGCCGATCTATGCCGGCGACCGCAAGGTCGACTTCTCTCCGCACTTCCCTCTGTCGGATGAGGCGCTGCGCCAGGAGCAGGAGGTCGTCGACCGTCTGTACGACATGTTCACGGACGCCGTTTCCCGCTATCGGGGGCTGAGCGCCGATGCGATCCGAGCGACCGAGGCCGGGGTGTTCTACGGCGAGAAGGCGCTCGAGGTCGGGTTCGCCGACAAGGTCGGCACTCTTCGAGACGCGCTGGCGTACTTGGCCGCTGGCGAAACTACTAGATCGACAGTGGAGGTATCTATGTCGAATGAAACCGAGATGGCGGCCGAGATGTCGCAGCCCGAGATGGAACTGGACAAGACGACCGTGACGGCCGGCGTTGCGATGCAGGTGGTCGAGGCGGTGCTCTCGTCCGAGCTCCCGGCCAATCTCCAAGTGGCTCTGATGAAGGCGGGCCTGACGGAGGAGAACGTCGAGGAGCGGCTCGAGCACGCGAAGGCGATCGCCGGTCTGTGCAAGACGGCGAAGATGGAGCGCATGGCCGAGGTGTTCGTCGCCTCGAATGCGCCGGTGGATGTTGTGCGGTCGGCGCTGATCGATCGACAGGCCGAGGAGAGCGAGAGCGCGGCTGTGGACGTGACGCTCCCGCATCTCGGTAACAGCAAGAGCGAGGAGCGGTTCACGACGGCTGACGTCTACCGCTCGCGCCAGGAGCAGGCGCGGAAGCGCACCTGAACGAATAGGACGTAACTGCGCCGATTCCCGGCGCGTTTCAACTTCAGAGGAGAATCGAGAATGGCCTCGATCGACGAAACCACTCACGCGGGCGGCTTTATCCTGTCCGAGGCGAACGGCAAGCGTTCGCGCGAGAACATCACGATTGCGTCTGGCGCGGGCAAGCTCCCGGCCGGCACGGTCCTTGGCAAGGTCACGTCGACCGGCTTCTATGTCGCGTACGACAACGATGCGACGAACGGCTCGCAAACGGCGGTCGGCGTTCTGATTGCCGGCGTCGATGCGACGTCGTCGCAGGTCGCTGCGGCCATGATCGCGCGTGACGCCGAGGTGAACGAGAACGAACTGATCTGGGACGATGACAACGGTACGAGCGACATCAACGCCGGTATCGCTGACCTGGCCAACGTCGGGATTATCGTTCGCTGATCGTGACTGACAGCGCGCCTAAAGGCGCGACTCCCACAACACCAGAGGCCCGCCATTGAGCGGGCCTTTTCATTTTCAGGAGGCAGGAAATGCCGAGTCTCGACGTTTTCAATCAGGATCCGTTCTCGGTCATCAATTTGACCCAGGCGATCAACAAGGTCCCGTTCGTCCCCGGCCGCGCAGGCGAGATCATTCCGTGGGATGAGCAGGGCGTTACGACCACGACCGTCTGGATCGAGGAGGTCGAGGGTCAGCTCTCGATCGTCGATCCCACTCCTCGGGGTGGCGTCGGTCATACGGTCGCGAAGGAGAAGCGCACGGCGCGCCCGCTCGGAATCCCGCACTACGAGATCAACGACGCGATCTATGCGGACGAGGTGCAGGGCATCCGCGCGTTCGGCTCGGAGACGGAGGTCGAGACGGTTCAGGCTCTCGTCAACCGCCGTCTCTCTCAGCACGTGATGTGGCGGCTCGACCCGACGCTCGAGTACCAGCGCGTCGGCGCCGTGAAGGGCGTGATTCTGAACGCGGACGGCTCCACGCTGTACAACCTCTTCACGGAGTTTAATGTGCAGCAGCCGGGCGAGGTCGACTTCAATCTCGACGCGGGTTCGCCGGCATCCGGCGTGCTGCGGAAGACGTGCGCGCAGGTCGTGCGGACGATCATGGATAACCTGGGCGGCGTGCCGTTCACGGGCCTCCATGCCTTCTGCGGTGACGCGTTCTTCGACGGCTTGCTTGCGCACAAGGAAGTTGTCGATTCCTACAAGAATACGTCGATGGCGAGTGTTCTCCGTGAGGGCTATGTCTACCCGAACGGCAATCGCGTTTATGGCGCGTTCGAGTTCGGCGGCATCGTCTGGGAGAACTACCGTGGCAAGATCGGCAACACGCCGATCATCGATCCGGACAAGTGCCATATCTTCCCGGTCGGCGTCCCGGGCCTGTTCGTCACGCGCTATGCGCCGGCAGACTACGTGGAGACGGTCAACACGGTCGGCCTCCCGCGGTACTCGCGTCAGTTCATGATGCCGAACGGCAAGGGCGTGTATCTGGACGTCCAGATGAACGCCATCAACTACTGCAGCCGCCCGAACGTCCTCGTTCAGGGCAAGCGCACGTAAGTTGTCTGCAGTCCTTTCCGGCCCGTCCTTCGGGGCGGGCCGGCCTTATCGCACGGTCCGTGATCTGGTCTATGCGCACGTCGGCATGCCGGCGGTGGTGCTTGGGGGCGGGCCGTCTCTCAGAGATCAGATCACGCGATGCCCTCCGAGAGGGGAGGCGATCTATCTCTCGGCGAACGACCACGGCGCGCGCTTCACGCAGTGCGATTACCTGGTCTGTCACGATAAGCGCGACTGGCAGGGCAACCCGATGGAGGAAACGCTCCGCCAGTTCGGTGCCCCGATCGTGTCGCGTCACATGTTCGCCGACTATCGAATCATGGGCTCGATCGTTCCTGACACTGGAATCGAGACGGCCTGGGTTGCGCGTCTTCTCGGATGCGCGCCGATCTACATCTGCGGCATCGAGTGCTACTCCGGATCGGGCACGTATCACCACGATCCGAAGGCGCAATCGAACGGCTTCAAGATCCCGCTTACTACGCACCTCGGCCGGTGGCGTGAAACCCTCCGGAAGTACCCGGGCGACTACCGCCCGATGGGCGGGCCGCTCGAGGTGCACATGCCGAGCTGGGGCGTTATGCGGCCCGGCGTCCCATCGCGCGAGCGACTGATTGCTGACGTCTCCGGGGTCACGGTGTTCGCGCTTGCGGAGTTCGAGATCAGAAACAGGGTGTTC